CTGTTAAAGTCCAGCTCCCAGCTGCCCAGTACGTCGGTGCGGTATCGCACGCGCCAAGTTACTACGGCGCTGCTTTGCATTTGATCGCTTACAAAAGCCTCGGTACCGGCTCCCTCGTTTATTACCAGCATAGCATAGCAAGTGCCAGCGCTCGCAAAGGAACGCAGCACCTGCCCGCTGTTATTTGTGGTAACGGTGGGGCTGTAAAGAGTTATGCGGCGGTCTAGCGTCACAGTGTATTTTTGTAGCGGAAAAGTACGCGGTCAAAAAAGCGCGGAGTAGGTTGCGGCAAGTCGTCGCCGTAATCAAAGCCATATTTAACGCGCTGGTAAATTGCGTGAATTACGTCTTTCGGACTGCTAGTGTTCCAGCCGGCAGCGTAAACTACCTCCAGCTTATCGCCCTCCTCGGAAGGTGTCAGGCGTCCGTTTAATAGTGTGTATTCGGTGTCGGCCACGCCGTCCACCTTAACGTAAGTAACTGCACCGATGGGCCAAAAGGGAAGCGTTATTTCAGCTTCCCAATTGGTCACCACGGTAACAGTTGCAGTGCCGACTACTACCTGCGCATAGCTAAGCGCCTCGTCGCAAGCTGCGTTATAAAGGAAGGTAAGCAGGCTGTCGTCTGCGGAACCATCCACGCGGCAAAAAGCTTTAATCTCAGTGAGGTTAATAGCTGCAGGTGTGTAGTCAACGGTTGTCATTAGATCGTAACGTCGTCTGCAATAACGAAGCTCTTAGGACGCAAAATAGCGATGTCCATAAAACGCTCCACGTAGATACGTACAGTTGAGCTCAGCATCTCGGTGTAAGGGTCAATAAGCAAAGTTGCACCGCCCCAAAATCCAATTTGTACGTCTTCAAAATTACCGAAAAGGATGCCGTAAGTGTCAGGCGTTCCGGTGGTCTTTTTGCTCAAGGTCGTTGAGTAGATATTGTAACCGTTTGCAGTTTGCACGGGATCCAACATACCTTCAACCAGGAAGCGGCCGCTACCAGCGTCTACTTTCGTCTTTTTCAATTTAGCCACTACGTTAGGATGCGTAACGTAACCCAGGCGTCCGCCCAAAGCGTCGTTAGCTGCCAACAAAGCCTCCATGTCTACCAAGTCATCGTAAGTCAAAGCGCCGAGCGCCAAGTCCTGAGCCGTACCGTTCAAAGCGGTGTAAATACCAGTAGGCTGGTTAGATGCTCCGGTGCCGGTCAAAACTGCCTTTTCTAAGCCTTTGTTAAAGCTTTGGTTCAGTTGGTTAATCATGCGCGCCTGGATGCCCTGGCTGTATTCCTGAGCCAAAAGCTGGTTAGATACGGCGGCTGCAATCACTGAACGCTTTGGCGTCATAGTGATAGTGCTGAACGTCAAGTCCTGTGCGGAAGCTGCGCCGGTTTCAGTGTTCCAGTTGAGCGTGTAGTCAGAGTCCTGAACGGGAAACTGTACGTTTCCAGTCAAACCTTCCGCTACGGAGCAAAGGGAGAGCATAGGGGTATTAGGGTACAAAAAGTCCACGTACTTACCTGGATCCGTGTAAACCAAATCACCGCCCAAGTTGCCACCAGTTCCACCGGTAACGGTGTTGGTACGCAATTCGCGGTTTAAAAACTCAGGCATATGGATTGCCGGCTGGCCTTCACCGCGGTGCTCTACGCCCAGCTTATTGCGCTCGGCAATACCTTCCTGGTTCATCTCCGCTTCAATACCGGTCAATTTGCCGTTGCGAGCTTCGCGGATGGCCTTTACGATATTGAAAGAGCGGATGTCTTTCTTTTGTGAAGCGGAGAAACCTCCAGCAAAAGCTGAGGCGTCCACTCCAGCTGCCGAATTTTCAGCAGGGTCTTGGATGTTTTCCATTTTATTAGGGGTTAAATTAGTTTCGGTTTCAATCACCTGGGCCGCGCGGGCGCTCTCCAGGCTTCGCATCGCCACGGCAGTGGATGGGTTCGCTCCGCGTGGCGTCAGGCTAATATCAAAAATTTCGGCTACTTTGGTAATAACACGCGTGGGCTTTTCGCCCTTTACGTTCTCCCAGCGTTCCTCAGCAACAGTAAAGGCCCAGCTTGCCTGGTCCAAATCGCCGCGCTCTACTAAGGTGCGGGCTTCCTTTCCTGTGCTGGTTTCAGGTGCGGTAAACTCAAAGTAAAGGCCCTGGTCATCAGCGCGCAGCTCTAGCGTGCCCTTGCCTTTGTTGCGGCGGGCGAGCACGTAGTCGTAGTTGTGGTTTAACAGCGCGTGAATGTCGTAGGCGTCTACCTCGGCAAAAGCGCTGCGTTCTATGCGCTCATTAAAAGCGCCCATGTCGTAGGCTTCGTAGTTGGCCGCATAGCCAAAGATTAAGCCCTCCTCAGCCCCGCCGTTAAGCGGTAAGCTGCGTATCTCCTTCTTCTCTGTTGATTGTTCCATTTTCAATATCTCCCATTGTGCTCATGTGAGCCGGTTTGTTGTATTCGTCGCCGCCCTCAATAGGTGCCAGCCCTTCGCTTTTGCGAATTTCGTTTGCGCTAATTGCGCCGATATTCCAATAGCTTACGTTCCGCTGAACCTGCGCCATCATGTCGCCACGCATAAGGCTTTTAAGGTCCAGCTCAAACTCCAGCGCTCCAGTTACCAGTTTATTGGTAAACTCCATCTCAATCTGCTCACAAAGCGGACGGATGCAGTCGCTTACAAATTGTGCGTTCTGCGCTTCAATGGATGCGTTTTGGCTTGAGCCCTGCATATGGCCCACCTTGTGAGGCGGCACCTTAAAAATGCGGCAAATTTCTTCAACGCTAAAATTCATGCTCTCAATGTATTGAGCTTCCTGCATTGAGATGCTTACCGGTTTGTACTCCGCTCCAGCTGTCAGTACGGCGGTCTTACCGCTGTTCGCTCCGCTGTACCGCTGGTCAAACTGGCGGCCGAGGTCTTTAAGGCGATCTACGTCCCGGATGCTGCCGTCTAGTTGTAGTATGCCCTTTGGCATTGCACCGTTGCCGTAAAAGCCGCCCAGGTGTTTATTAGCGGCCATAGCCGTGCCAATAGTTTCCTTTGCGTATATAATAGGACTGAGGCCGTTTATACCGTCTATGGTCCACGCTTTTAAGTGAATAATTTGCGACGGCTCCAGGCGCATAGTAACACCGCCCGGTAGGTATAAGCTGTAAATAAGGCGGCCGCTGGTAGTATCAATAGTAACCAGGTCGGTGTCAATCATCTCCAGCGCCGTAATGCGCCCGCGGTTGCGCACTGGCAACACGTAGGCGTTACCGCGAAGCAATAAGCTATTGACAAGCGCCTGGCGCCAATAGTAACTATTGTATGCCTCGGACGGCTTGCGGCTTACCAATTGATCCAGCTGGCCCTCAATTCGGACCTTACCCTGCTCCGTTTCCGCAAAAAGATGGAACGGCAGGGAAGCAATTGTATCTGAAATTAAAGATACGCAAGCGTAAACAGTGGGTACCGTTGGCGCGTTATTGCTATTTACCGTTTCGCCGGCGTTGGTTTGGCCTCCACCGATTAGCTGAAAAAGCCAGGGCTTCGGGTTAATAATGCCCGAAATACTCCGGGTTACTCGTTGTAAGAATGAGGCCATTATGCAAAGGTTACGAAATACATTTTAACTAAACAAAAACAATATCTTCCTTTTCGTAGATACTGGTATTAGCCTGGGCGTTGTGGACGTACCCGGCCAGCGCTGTAATGAGCGCGGCGGTGCCGTCTATTTTATCCGGTGCCTTGGACTTGTTAAAGGTCCAATTATCATTTTTATCTATTTGTAGGTTTGTGTTGCTGATATGCCAGGCAGTCACCGGGTTGCCGTCGTGCCCTATTCGTTTCTGCTGCACTAGCCGGTACAGTAGCTTCATTGGCTCATTTATCATAAGCACGCCCTGCCGCACCTCAAAACAAAACTTTGCACCGTAGCGCTGCCGTACCTGGTCTATGGTTTCGGCCGCGTTCCACGGGTCAAAAAAGATTGCCTCCACCGGGTAAGCTTCACAAACCTCAAATATCTTGCGTACGCGGTCAGGTGTGGTATTTACCTCGCCCTGTATTACCTCCACGTGCCCGCCCTTCATCCAGTTGCGCACTAGGTTAGGGTATCGGTTCTTTCGTTTGTCCATGGAGTGCTGGGTAATTTGGTAGAATTGCTTTGTATAAAAGCGCTCCCCTCCGTCCCAAAAGAGTAGGACGTAAGCCGTCCAGTCATTTACAGCCGCAAGGTCCACGCCCATATAACAACGCCAGGTACCCAGCCCTGCCGGTTCCTTTTGAATGCAGCGGTTCCAGCTGCCTAGTTCAATATAAGGCTGCGCGCTTCCGGCCCATTGGTTAAGGTGGAGCTTGCGTAAAGATAAAAGCGTAGGTTCGTCAAACTTAGCCGTGTTACTCAGTTCCTGTAAGTATTCCAGGCTTACGGTCACGCC